CGCGGCCTGATTTATGCTGGTTACTGTTGCGCCTGTTAACGCGGCAACGTCCGGCGCACAGAAGCTATTATGCGTCCCCAGGTAATGAATAATTGCCTCTTTGCCCGTCATACACTTGCTCCTTTCAGTCCGAACTTAGCTTTGATTTCTGCGATCTTCGCCAGAGCCTGTGCACGATTTAGAGGTCTACCGCCCATGACAGGAAGTTGTTTTACTGGTTCAGGGATCGCCTCACCACGGTTAATTCTCGCAGTCATATGGACAAGCTCATCTGCGGCCTTACGGCGTAATTCCGCATCAGTAAGCGCATTGGCCCGCATGTTCTGATACAGGTTGGTAACCAGCCAGTAGTGCGCGTTTGATTTCCACGGATAAGACTCTGCATCTGGATACAGACCACGCTTCCGGCAATACTCGTAAACCATATCAACCAGCTCGCTGACGTTTGGCAGTCCGGCGATAACGGATGCTTCTTCCCGGCACCATGCAACAAACTGCCCGGGTGATGGCAGAAATGGTCGATTCTGCCGACGGGCTACGCGCATTCCTGCGTTAACCTGTTCCATTGTGGTGATCCCGTTTTCCCGGAAAGCCAGAACCCACTGGCGGCGGATTTCGTTCAGTTCGTTCTGGTCACGGTTAGCCAGACTCGCCGGGAAAGTTGCCAGTAACTGGCTGAACACACCGTTGATGATCTGCGCTACCTGCTGTACCTGCGGCTTTTCGTCGTACTGTTCCGGCATGTTGTTGGCGATCCGGCGCATCTGCTCACAGTCAAAGTTAACCATCTGTGCGGCGATGTTTTTCATAGCTCCACCCCGTAAATCCAGTCAGTGTTCGTCAGGTCGAGTTTTGGTTTGCCGGCTGTCACGCCAGCCTGTTGCTTGTTTCGGTTGATTTCGAGCTGGGTCCACTTGTCGCGGAGTTTGGCCGGACTCAGCACGTTACCGGACCAGAAGTTGTCCTGGCATGCCCAGCGGAACAGTACACACATGTCTCGGTGGTTACGTCCGTCACGTTCACGCATCAGGCGGATATCGTTAGCCCACCCAGCAAAATTCGGTTTTCTGGCTGATGGCGGATGGTCTTCACCATGTCAAACATCCACTCTGCGGCGGTCAGGTCTTCTGCTGTCCCCCACTTGCTGCCGCTCTGAATTGCAGCATCCGGTTTAACCACAGAAAGATCGTTTTCTGGCTGGTCAGAGGATTCGCCAGAATTCTCGGACGAATAATCTTTTCTTTTTTCTTTTGTAATAGTGTCTTTTGTGTCCCCCTGTTTTGAGGGATAGCAATCCCCCAATTTGAGGGATGTTTTATCCCTCGTTTTAGGGGATTTTCCCTCGTTTTGAGGGATACACCATTCTGAGATGTTTTTATTTGGTCCAAACATGCCGCCTTGCTGCTTGATAATATTCATTCTGACGAGTTCTAACTTGGCTTCATTGCACCGTTTGACAGGTAACTTTGTAATCTCACTAAGTTGAGAATCGGTGATTCTGTCCATTGGTTTATTCCACCCATAGGTTTTACGCAGAATGGCAAGCAGCACTTTAAACTGTCGCTTGGTCAGATCTGCGCCTGAATAAGCCTCAAGCAGCATATTTGATAGTCTGGCGTAACCATCATCGAGATCTGCCACATTACGCTCCTGTCCGGCAAAGTTACCTCTGCCGAAGTTGAGTATTTTTGCTGTATTTGTCATAATGACTCCTGTTGATAGATCCAGTAATGACCTCAGAATTCCATCTGGATTTGTTCAGAACGCTCGGTTGCCGCCGGGCGTTTTTTATTGGTGATTTCATCAAGCGCATACTTAAAAGCTCTGCTAATCGGACTGATGTCTGATGCCATGCCAAAAGCACACAAGACCGAAGCTATAAACCTCCAGTCTGTTCTGCTTATCTTCGATTCATGACAGCCAATCATCTTTGCCAGACCGCGCTGAGTAAGCGTTGACAGGTTGATAAGTAAATCTGTTTCTGCGCGATCAACGTCGCGCTGTGATAGTTTGCTGTAATTTGTTTGTTCCATTTCTTAAGATTTCCAATAGTGAATAGTTAGTTGAAAGGTATGCGTGGAAACGCATATGGCCTTAGTTGGTCAGATATATTGGGACTCGCTTTGTCAGCGACGTAGGACGAATGTCCATTGTGAAAATAGCGGTGTTACTTATGCAGTTGTTTTTTTGTTACTTGGGAAGGGCTTTATTTCTTCCGCATAAACGCTTCCATCAGCGTTTATAGTTAAAAAAATCTTTCGGCCTGCATGAATGGCCTTGTTAATCGCGCTTTGATATACACCGAGATCTTTAGCCGTCTTGGTTTGCCCAAAGCGTATTGCATAATCTTTCAGGGTTATGCGTTGTTCCATACAACCTCCTTAGTACAGGTAATCATTATCACCGCTAGAGGTAAAATAGTCAACACGCACGGTGTTAGATGTTTATCCCTTGCGGTGATAGATTTAATGCATGAGCGCAAAAAAGAAACCGTTAACACAAGAGCAGCTTGAGGACGCACGTCGCCTTAAAGCTATTTATGAAAAAAAGAAAAATGAGCTTGGCTTATCCCAAGAATCTGTCGCAGACAAGATGGGGATGGGGCAGTCAGGTGTTGGTGCTTTATTTAATGGCATCAATGCATTAAATGCTTATAACGCAGCATTGCTTGCAAAAATTCTCAACGTTAGCGTTGAAGAATTTAGCCCTTCAATCGCCAGAGAAATCTACGAGATGTATGAAGCTGTTAGTATGCAGCCATCACTCAGAAGTGAGTATGAGTACCCTGTTTTTTCTCATGTTCAGGCCGGGATGTTCTCTCCAGAACTCAGAACCTTTACCAAAGGCGATGCGGAGAGATGGATCAGCACAACTAAAAAAGCCAGTGATTGTGCGTTCTGGCTTGAGGTTGAAGGTAATTCCATGACCGCACCAACAGGCTACAAGCCAAGCTTTCCTGACGGGATGTTAATTCTTGTTGACCCTGAGCAGGCTGTTGAGCCAGGTGATTTCTGTATAGCCAGACTTGGAGGTGATGAGTTTACCTTCAAGAAACTGATCAGGGATAGCGGCCTGGTGTTTTTACAACCACTAAACCCACAGTACCCAATGATCCCATGCAATGAGAGTTGTTCCGTTGTGGGGAAAGTTATCGCTAGTCAGTGGCCTGAAGAGACGTTTGGGTGATGAAGGGCTAAATGTCTCCTAATAAAAACAGCAATCATTTGAAATTATTAATAATTATAGAGGTTTAGTCTTGGAAATCAGCACGGCGGTTATTCATTCCGAAGAAGATGCTTTGCGTTTTGTTGAGATGTACATCGCTGGGCAAGATCTTCCTGATGGAATATCATTTGAAGGGTGGCCTAACTTAACCTTCCGTCTTACTGGTGACAAATTTCATGGCAGTTTGACTCCTTCTGTGATGAAGGGTTTTGTTGAAATGCAGGCCCAAATAAACCGAGCTTATGCATTGTTAAAGTACGGAGTTCCTGACCCAAGAAAGCTTTCAAAAGAAGAGAAGGAAGCTATCGAAATTCAGGTGAATGTTGAGAATGGCTCGTCCTTGATAGAAGTTAATATGGATGGGTTCATGGGTGAGGTTATACAAACTGCGGTGAGTAAAGTGGGCCCTCAAGAGATCGTTATTACAGTTTTAGGGGTCGCTCTTATATGGGGCGGCGTCGTCCTATTCAAAAAATATCTAGAAGACCGCAAAGAGATTCGCATGGCAGAAGTAAAAAGCGAGTCTGAGCGTGAACACCTTGCGACCATGCGCTTCATGTCTGAGCAGGAAACAAAACGAAGTGAATTATTGACTCAGATTATTAGCGAAAAACCCAAGCTAGACAACATGGAAAGACTTGCTCATGACGCAAAAACCGACATAGTTAAATCATTTGTCAAGGCTGATACAGCTCAGATTGATGGCGTTGTATTGGATGCAGATCTATCCAAAACCCTCACTACAAATGCAAGGCGGAAATCAATGGAGATCCGCCTTGATGGAAATTATCGCATTGAAAAGGTTGACTCCACTGATCCAGAGAGCTTCAAAGTGCAAGTGAGAAATGTTGACTCCGATCTAAGAATATCGTGCATAGTACAAGATGTTTTTCTCGACGCATCCGAGCATAAAAAAGCTCTTCAGCAAGCTGAGTGGGATAGAAAACCAGTTCATTTGTCAATCAACGCAAAAGAACTAGATGGTGAAATAAAGTCCGCGATAATACTTTATGTCAAAGAGATAACATAATCCTCATCCCGGCCTCAGCGCCGGGTTTTCTTTGCCTCACGATCGCCCCCAAAACACATAACCAATTGTATTTATTGAAAAATAAATAGATACAACTCACTAAACATCGCAATTCAGATCTCTCGCCCTCCAAAGCAATACCCCAATTCAAAAAATAAATTCATATAAAAAACATACAGATAACCATCTGCGGTGATGAATTATCTCTAGCGGTGTTGACACAAATACCACTAGCGGTGATACTAAACACATCAGCAGGACGCACTACTCACCAGGGCGGTGAATATACAACGATTCGAATATGAATCTACGGCGCTGACAAAGCGCAATAACCAAAGTGAACTTTGGGGTGAATGCAGAAGCTAACCTTCTCGGCGGAGGCGCTTTGCAATGATTACGCGACCGGAGTTAGTCGCCCGGCTGTATTCACCGCCAAAGTTCATCAGGAGGTTCCACATGACACGCAGAACTCAGTTCAAAGGCAATTCACGTTCTCGTCGTCGTGAGCGTTTAAAGGCAAAGGCATTAGCTAACGGCGTACTGGCCTGCGAAGAAGCAATAAGTTCAGAAGTATTACGCCGCCCTACTCTAAGCAGAGCGCAGATTCAGGCTAAAGGTACTCACGAAACGCCTAAGCGCATAGAAGACGCTAAGCCAATTAAGTTCATGGCACAGGACGTGATCTGGCAGCAGGAAGAATACAGACGCAATCTGGAGCGAGCGGCCATTGTGTACGCGAATGAGTTTGGACATAAGCAACCAGAAACTGGTGTATGTCTTCCAAATGTAGCTCTTTACGCGGCAGGCTACCGGAAATCCAAACAACTGACAGCAAGATGACTTGTGTTGATCGCCAGAAAATGAAATTAGGCAGCAAACCACTTATTTGAGGTGAGATATGGAAGAAGAATTTGAAGAGTTCGAAGAGCATCCTCAGGATGTGATGGAACAATACCAGGACTATCCGTATGACTACGACCATTGATAAAAATCAATGGTGTGGGCAATACGAACGACGGCAATGATTGCCAGAGAATTTGGTAAACAGAACAACAAGGCTGCCTGATGGTGGCCTTTATTTTTGGCCGTAAATAATTTCATGCTTATTACAATCAAGGTGATATATGGAAGAACAAGCAAACAAGATTCTCGTAGAACTATTGCAAAAAGCCAGTAATGGAATAGACGCGGCTGTCTCATTTAGCCAGGCACAGATTCCTGATGTTGTTCATCAGTTGCTGCTATGGAATATGGTTGACAGTCTGATTAAAACATTAATAGCCATTTTAACAATCCCGTTGGTTTTCTGGTTTATGAAGAAACAGTACCAAAAAGTTGAAATTGGTAAGTTCGATGATGAAGGATGGGCATGGGAGAAGGGAAAGCCTAAATACAAACCGACTATGATTTGGGAAAGTAACGGTGAGATTAGTTTTCTAATCTTACCATTAGCAGCAGTTTTTGTTCTGTGGGTAAGTTTTATTATTGCTGTAGTAACCAATATGACTTGGTTAAAAATTTGGCTGGCCCCAAAGCTTTACCTTATCGAATATGCAGCATCATTGGTTAAGTAATTTCAGGCCGCATAGTCGGCCTTTATTTTTGGCATAAACAACAGAATAAACACTGCACTGTGTATTCATTCCAACGAGTGAATACACGGAGCAATGTCGCTCGTAACTAAACAGGAGCCGACTTGTTCTGATTATTGGAAATCTTCTTTGCCCTCTAATGTGAGGGCGATTTTTATCTATGAGGATATGAATAGATGTCAAACATCAAAAAATACATCATTGATTACGACTGGAAAGCATCAATAGAAATTGAAATTGACCATGACGTAATGACAGAGGAAAAACTTCACCAGATTAATAATTTCTGGTCAGACTCTGAATACCGACTCAATAAACACGGCTCTGTATTAAATGCTGTATTAATCATGCTGGCGCAACATGCTCTGCTTATAGCAATTTCAAGCGACTTAAATGCATATGGTGTTGTGTGTGAGTTCGACTGGAATGATGGAAATGGTCAGGAAGGATGGCCTCCAATGGATGGTAGTGAAGGAATAAGAATTACCGATATCGATACATCAGGAATATTTGATTCAGATGATATGACTATCAAGGCCGCCTGAGCGCGGCGTTACCGCATACCAATTACGCTTCACTCGAGGCGTTTTTCGTTATGTA